ACATCTAGAGCATAAGCCTCTACTATCTCATTCGGTAGTTTCTGATATCCTAACTGAAATGGTCTGGAATAAAAATTAGAAGCAGGTATTCCCTTCTTACCAATGCTCTTGACTATAGCCCAAGCAGTTTGATCATAAGTCTGAAACTTACCTTTGTTGCTTCTGAATTGTATCCTGCGATCTTCTACCCATTTCCTGAGCGGTGAGAATGGTGGATTCTTTCCTGCCTTCCTTCCCTTATCTACCCACTCACCATATTCATTCATCAGGAAGTCAAACTCAAAAGAGTTCGGCATAGCCTTCAAATCATAATCTAGAGATTCATATAGGCTATTAGTTACATTCTTCTTCTTTCTAGTAAGGTTCTTTCTTGACTCCTTTACCAGATACTTTCCAAACTTATCTAATACTCTCTTTGTATTCTCTCCATTCATCTAGCAGATGTTATTGGGGTTTATAGCCTCTATCTGAAGAGTTGCTTTCCATCCACATATATTAGCTTCCATATCCTCATCAAAAGGCTCTGCAACAGGATCGTTAATCAATCTGAAATAAGCATCATATTCTGATCCTCTTCTGAATGTAGCTAGGATCTCAGATATCGCTGCAAGTGTTCTATGATACACATCCTGCTTCATCATATTACCCTCATATAGATCCTTCGCTTCTTTGCTATAATCTACGATATCCATGACTAGAAGATCAAACTCATAGGTAATGGTTCTCTCTCCTAATACTGCTGATCCTGTCATCACATGAGCAATAGGAAACATATCCTGTTTCCTGAAATCTAGATCAAAGATATCTCCCCAAGTTACTTGGTTGATCTGATCATTTGCTGATGCAGCACTCTCAAGTGCTTCTGTAATTTGATAATATCCCTTCTTCATATAATTAAAAAACCCTATTCGCTAAAATAGGGCTAAAAAAAAGAGGAGATCCACCACAGACCTCCTCAAACCAAACCTAGTAAACCAATCTAGATTCCCAAATGTACATCATCATCCTCATCTTTGCAACTGCAATCGTAGTAATCAGGATCTTTTGATTCTCCACAAACACTACAAGTGCTATCGTGATAATTCTGATAGCTTTCTAATTCCCAATCTAGATATCCCATTACTCAAAGAAGTTTATAATGTTAGTCAATGTGCATTCAAAACCGAATACCGCTGCTACTCTATGGCATTGGTTCAATGTTAGATCTAAGCAGTATCTGTTCTCCTTCAATCCTCTGATTAATGCAGTTGTAGAATATGGGTACTTAATCATTTCCTGATCCAATACCTTAACTGCCTCTGGGCTTAATTTGTCGTATAAATTCATCATGCAGGAATTTCAGCATTATCAATAATGAAATCATAAAGAGCAACATACGCTAACTGCTGAATGTTTGTTATGTTTCCAAATTCATTATCCTTCCAATCTGTCATTCCACAGGCTTCAATAATCTGAAAGCAATCTGAGTAATAGACACACTCATTATCTATCTCATGATGAATAAATGAATAAACATCCTCATGATAAGAATTATCCAACTCATCTTGCAGATCTCTTAAAAACTCATACTTGTCAAATCTTTCCATCTCTCTATCTCTTTTGATTTACTCAAAGATAGATATAATTTTTAATTCACAGAGAATTTTAATTACTTTTTTTCATTAAAGATTTCTCAACCTCATTCTTATCTATCTCATACTCCAGATAAGTGAGTGCAGTTCTTAGAGGTAACTCCGTTACTTTTTCAAATCGTAAGAGATCTCCTTGAGCAATTTGATGTACTGCTCCATACCATCCCCACTTCCTTGAGAAGTTAGATTGTGCATCATATCCTTCTTCTCCTCCTTCTCCAAAGATTGCAGGAAAGTTATCTGTAAGTTGGTTACGATACGATAAAAAAAAAGCAGACAACCTAGAAAGATGTCAGCAGATAGATCCTGAAAGCCTAAGCCATCATGCACCTCTGGATCATAATTCTCAATGCTATGCCTTCCAAACACCTTCTTAGTAATAGGTCTATACAATACACCTAAAACCTTCTCAGCGTTCTTGTAAGGCTCTTTTAGGTATGTATCTAGATCAACATACTCTCCCATAGAGATATCTTCTATCTTAGGATGAAAGCCATACTCTCTCCCTTTGAATTGGAATGTCTTTATCAGGTTAGGCTTCTCAGATAATACTTCTCCTATTTGATTCCTGATCAGATCCAGATCCTTCTTCTTCATTCCTTCCTGTTGAGCAGGAGTCAATCCACAGAATTGATATAAAGCCATCTCATCACCATTCTCCTCATTAGCCATGAGTATGAATTTCTTGTATACAGATAACTTCACATCTGATAGATTCTCTGGAATCTCTATGCTAACGGATTGTGTATCTCCCATAATTAGGTTTGCTTAGTTTATTATATACCCCATATCTCAATGCATCAATGAGGTGATTGTATTTATCCTCTGGCTTATTCAATAGATTTCCGTTCTTATCCTCCATCCATTTATAATTCTCCATCTCCTTCATGAGATTACTTCCTATGATATGGATCTTATATCTCTTCAACATATCAATCCCTGCATTAACAGAATCTGCTCCCTTCTGAGTAGGTTTTATATTCCATCCCATTCTATGTAGTTCCTCTATACTCTTAGGTTCTGAGGAATCGCCAAAGATCTCATCATATCTCCCTATATCTAACTTCTGGAATTCTCTGTTCAGATCCTGATTGGTTAGGTTAGTTGAATATAGTAATTCCTGAAAGTAAAGATTATCTCCTTCCTGATAACATCCCACCAATGCAGAAGGATCATTAGTGAATCCAAAGTCAAGACCAAAGGAAAGAAACTTAGCAGTAACAGGAATCTGTTGGATAGTTGTGAATTGGAATACCTGTGCTCTATTCGTTCCTCTCTCACCTAATCCATAAACTCTCCAATAATGCTCATCTGTTTCCTTTAGTCGCTCTATCTCATCTATGATAGTCTGATCTAGGAATGGATTGTCTCTGTAAGTCGTTTGATAGAAGTCAGCATCATCTCTTGGTATTACCCTGTCATAGATCCAATGGAATGTATCTGAAGGGTTGTAGTCAAGAATGATTCTTCCGTTGGTACGGAATACGATCTGTTGCCAATCCTCAAAGGTCAATTCGTTAGCCTCATTTAAGAATGCCAGATCCCTCTTCCTACCCCTGATCTTCTGAGGCTGATCCATAGATATGAATTCTACTAGATTGCCGTTTAGTATATACTCTGAATTGGATTTGTTATGATTCTCCTCTCTATATAGATCTGATCCTTTTAGGATATCTAAGAAGTCCCTCATGACTGAGGAGCGAACTGCAGGGAATGTCTTCCTAGCGATTGTAATAGTCTTACCTACATTCTCCCCACAATAGTAGAAGATAATCCATAAGAGGATGTTGTATGTCTTTCCAGAGCGAGTACCTCCCTGTTCTACTACTATCTTCTTATCTGATCTCTTAAGATGTCCGTAGACTTTATTAACTCGGATCTTGCTCATCCACTTCCTCTATCTGGAATGTCTTCAGCCCTTCATGGGCTATCTCCTGTCTCTCAACATATCCTCTCTTCTTACCCTTAGTCTTTAGATAGAAGATTGTGCTACTAGGATTACCTCCCTTGATCTGCTGATGTAGTTGTGATTCCGCAAAGTCTATAGCTACATTATCAATGTCCTGAACCTCCTTCTTATACTCTGGATCTTTCTCCATCCATAGATAGTGAGTAGATCTACCGATCCCTACACTCTTACAGGCTGATGTTACAACTCCCAGAGATTTCTCTAGTGCTTCTAGCATTGCTTTTTTATGTTGTCTATTCTTGTCCATGCTATACTCCTTTAATAGGTACTTTCATTACAGGGTTAAAGTCAAAACTTCTCTTGCTTCCCTTATCTCTTCTAATAACATCCTTTCCCCATTTCCTCTGTAAATCAAAGAATTGGCTCTTTTCTTTCTTCAGATTTCGGTAGGTAGCACATCCTCCCTCTTGTTCTGCTTGTTTAACATCATAATGAGCGAAGTTTGCTCTCAAGCATCCTCCATACTTATGTATATGTTGAAGGGTGATATCGTAGTCCTCTTTTAGAGGTAGATTTTCATCATATCGGATCTTGCTTGTCTTGAGGTGTGCTTGGAATGGACCACCGATATATTGCAATGTGCCGAATGGTGTGTATTCTCTATACGCTCCCTTGTCAGTAACACAATTCAATCCCCAGAAGTGGAATCCCATATCTTTAGTTAAGTTCGCCATATTCTCTGCAAACTCACTAAGATCATTCATATTAAACTTTATCTGTACTTGTTCTTCCCATCTCCCGATCCTAGAGCAATCATCATCCAATAGAACTATGCAATCCGCATCATCAAACAGATTATCTAGAATCCAATTTCTAACCCTACATAGATTCCCTTGAGCAGAATCTGGGCAGATCACTACATCATTTCCATTAGCAATATATTCCTCCGCTTCGCTCTCTCTTACGACTAACTGAACATCTGGAAAATGAATCTGAGTAATACTCTTCTCTGGTCGCTTATAAGATGGTGAGTAGAATTTAACCTTCATTCTGGATCTTGTTTATTGCCTCAACTCCATTAATTACTCTTCCTATCCCCTGACTCCAAGGCTTACCATTCGCTCTCTTAGCAGTCTCTGTCTTTAGACCGAACAAAGTCTTTGCCTGTATCCAATCAATGTCTGTATCAAACTTCAGGACCAGATAATTGCTCTGTGTATCTAACTCAGTAGCGAATGGCTTCTCGCTCTGCTCATTCATAGGGTTACCCATCTCCTCAATGTCATCCTCAGTATAAGGCACATCCATACCCCAATCATTCAACTGATCAACATTCCATTCATTAGCTAGAAGATCCCAATCCCATTCACCGAATGAGGAGTTATCCTTAATGATGAATTCCTTCTCCTGATCTGGAGTAAGGTTATCTGCAAAGATGATAGGCACTTCTGTTAGCCCTGCTTCTTCACAAGCCTTTAATCTCATGTTGCCTCCTAGTACGATCATATCCTGATTCACTACTATAGGTCTTAGATCTAACATCTGAGGAAACTCCTTGATGCTCTTCACTAACTTCTCAAACTTATAGTCCTTAATGAATCTAGGATTATCAGGATTAGGCAGTACCTGTTTAATGTTTACTCTTTCCATAATTATATAACCTTTTAATACTCAACTAAGTTACGCAAAAACTCCCTCTCATGGGGAGCAAGTTTGCCTCTCTGATCTAATTGGATCATGATCTCTAGCATTTTATAGTAATTATTCTTGTTCACTAATATGAGATCAGATCCTGCTTTATTCATTTGTTGATGTTGAATTTAAACCACTCAACGAAGCAACCATCTAGATTCTCCTCCATCATAAACAGATGCCAACTCCAATTCCCTGAAGCCACTCTCAAGATCGTTACATTCCACCAATTAGGCTTCACACTATTCCATCCAAATAATTCAATGTCAAAATATCTATGCATCTCTTCCCTCTTTAATTACTGCTTTCAATTGTGCTATCTCTTCTAGAGATAAGTCCAGAATCACATCAACCTTATTCTGTATGTCATTCATCATCATCTCATCAGTCTGATCTAACTTACTCATAGGCTCTCTGATCATCATCTCAATAGATCGCTCTAGGGTATTCATCTGCTGCTTTACTCTCTGCGAGTAGATAGGTGTTCCCTTCATCAGATCCATCTGCTCTAGAGTTAC